AAAATCATCTTAAGGGCGAAACATCTATTGGAGTTATTCCTTTAAAGGATGATGAAACGTGTAAATGGGGTTGCATTGATGTAGATGAATACCCAATAGATACATCTAAATTATTAGACGTCATTAAAGAAATGGACTTACCCCTGGTTCCTTGTATGACTAAATCAGGTGGAGTGCATTTATTTTTATTCACTAAGCAACCAATACCAGCTATAAAAATACAAAGTAAGCTAGAAGAAATAGCTGCTTCTTTAGGTAGAACGGGGGATGAAATCTTTCCCAAGCAATATGAATGGTCTAAACAAATACCAAAAGAGAAACAAACAGGTAACTGGCTTAATATGCCTTACTTCGCAGGAGAAGATACAACTCGGTTTGCGTTAAAGTCTGATGGTGAGGCAGCAAATATAGAAGAGTTTTTTAAAATTGCAGAAGAGAAATCTGTTACAGAAGCTCAACTGGATAAATACCTACCAGTTAAGAAAACTAGGAAGAAACAAATCCCTAAAGGAAATACTATCTGGGATGAAGCTCCACCGTGTTTAGTTCATATGAAATTAAATGGGATTCCAGAAGGCATGCGAAATAATGCTTTGTTAAATTATGGGGTGCTCCTACGGAAAGTTTATCCAGAAGGAGAAGAATGGAAAGACAAGCTCCAGGATATAAATAAAACAGTTTGTACCAAAGCTTTATCGCATAGTGAATTAAATACAATTATTCAAAGTCTAGAAAAGAATGAATATAGATACCAGTGTAGTAAACCACCATTAGTTGATTTTTGTCAGAGTGGAATATGTGTAACGCGTCGTCATGGTATTGATGCCTCAGAAAGAGATCCTAAGTTCGGTGGTCTTAGAAAATATTTAACAGATCCTCCACTATGGCATTTAGATGTAGATGGAAGAACAATTGTTTTAGATACTAAGCAACTACATAACTTCTCTATGTTTCAACAACGTTGTATGGAAGTTTTAAATCAATGCCCACCAGATGTTAAAAAGTCTGACTGGGTGGCTAAGTTAAATGCTTTATTACAAGATGTACAAGAAGTGGATGTACCTTCTGATATGACTAAACAAGGTCTTTTACAAGAAGCTATTTATGAATTTTGTAGATTGTCTGAATCTTCTTCCAAACTTTCTATAGCTTCTAAAGGTGTGTATAGATATGAGGAGGACGGAGCAAAGCAATGGTGGTTCACTGGTAGAGATGTGGTTCTATTTATACAAGAATTTAAAAGGATGCGTACGGTTAAAGAAGCAGAAGTATTTACTGAATTAAAAGAAATGGGAGCCTCTAATATTTCTAAATACATAGATAAATCTATTGGAAATAAAAAGATATGGGTCCTGGATATTAATGAGTTTGCAGAAGAGATTTCCCCATTAGAATTTAAAAACATAGAAGAAGGAAAAGCGTGGGAGTAAATATTACTAAATATTTTGGTCCTCCCGGCACTGGTAAGACTACTACTCTAATGAACATCATTGAAGAATATTTAGACAAAGGTACGCCACCAGAGAAAATAGCTTTTATTTCTTTCTCTGTAAAAGCAGCTGAGGAAGGAAAGAACAGAGCTCATTTACGTTTTGGGTTAGGCTTTGATGAAATGCCTTATTTTTGTACAAGTCATGCTTTCTGTAAACGTATCATGGGAATATCCCAGGTACTTAATGGAAGGCACATCTTTGATTTCTTGGAAGAATACAATTTCAATCTTAGTAAGAAATATGGAACTGGAACCAAAGCACTTAGGTCCGTGGTCCAAGATCCCTATTTCGATATTATGGAAAGAGCAAAAACAAACTGTAGATCTTTAAAGGATGAACGTTTGTCCTTAGACAAGGAAGAAAGAAAAGGGGTTGTTTCTCATATGTTAGAGCCTATTTCAGAAGCATGGGAGTCCTTTAGATTGTCTAGAGTTCCTCCTGTGTATTCGTTTGCGGATATGATTAATAAATTTTTAGAGGATGGAACTCCTCCCGATCTAGAGGTTTTAATAGTAGATGAAGCACAAGATTTAGCTGAAATAAATTGGAGGCTTGTTGATAAGTTGGCACAAGTGGCCACACATACTTATATAGCGGGAGATGATGACCAGGCTATTTATGAATGGAATGGAGCTAGGCCACAACGTTTTGTTCAATACGAAGGAAAAAATATTGTTCTAGATCAATCTTTTCGTATTCCATCTAAAGTTCATCCAATTGCAGAAAAAATTTCTAAGCGAATTATTAGTAGAGAGCCTAAGAAATATAAGCCAAGAGAAGAGAAAGGAACTGTCAACAGAGTAAGCTCCCCAGAAATTCTTCCACTTGACAAAGGAAACTGGTTGGTGCTTGCCTCTTGTGATTACATGTTAACAGATGCTTCTAAAGGATATAACATAAGAAAGTATTTAATAGATAATGGCTATCCATTTACTCACAATCACTATAGATATATTCCTCGTAAAATGATGACAGCTCTCGATGTATGGGAAAAACTATCTAATGAAGAAGAAATAAGCGTAGGTGAACTAGATGACTTATATCAGTATCTTGGCAAAAGTGGAGTTAAAAGAGGATTCATTTCACAAGTTAGTCAAGCTCCCAATAAAGCACAAATGGTAAACCTCCGAGAAATAGTGGATAACTTTGGTTTTAGAGAAGAGTGCATGGGAAAGAATTGGATAGAAGTTTTTGAAAAAACAATAGACGTAGAAAGAAGAAGTTTTATAGAAAGAGCAATTAAGAACGAAGAAGATTTACACGGAGATCCACGCATCGTCATTTCGACAATTCACCAGGCGAAAGGTGGGGAAGCGGAAAACGTAGCTGTATATTTAGATTTATCTAAAGCACAGAAACGTAATTCCATGTTACAACCAGATGGGCTACACCGACAATTCTATGTTGCAGTTACACGTACCATAGATAATTTATATTTAATTCAAGCCCAAGATGATTATTACAGGTATGTTATATGAGCTTTGTTTATAAACCCCCAACGGAATGGATTGCACCTGATACATTCCCAACTGAAAAACTATCTCAAGCAAAAGAGATAGCCATTGATTTAGAAACCAGAGATCCAGGATTAAAAGAAGTGGGTCCAGGTTATATTAGAGGAGACGGAGAAGTAGTAGGTATATCTTTCGCTATTGAAGGTTATGAAAACTATTTTCCATTTGGACACGAAACTGGATTTAACTTTCCTAAAAAGAAAGTTATCGAATTCACTAAAAAAGTCTGTGCTACTAATAGTGACAAGATTTTTCATAATGCTACTTATGATGTGGGGTGGTTAACCAGAGAAGGAGTTAAGGTCAACGGTAGAATTATTGATACTATGATTGTTGCTCCCCTCATAGATGAGAACCAATTCTGGTACACCCTCAATGCACTAGGTAGAGAGTATATAAATGAGGGTAAAACAGAAGCGGAACTAAATGAAGCTGCAGAGGAGTGGGGATTGGATCCCAAGGCTGAAATGTGGCGCTTACCATCAGCATATGTAGGCACTTATGCAACACAGGACGCCGCCCTCACGCTTAAGTTATGGAATCACTTCAAGATTTTACTGGAGGAACAAAACCTCTGGAATGTCTTTGATTTAGAAATGGAAGTGCTCCCAGTCATACTTGCAATGAAACAAAAAGGAGTTCGTGTTGATTTAGAAAGAGCGGAGTCTTTAAAAACTGAACTAATTAAAAGAGAGAAACAAATAATACAAAAGATAAAGAAAGAGTCTGGAGTGAAAGAGGTACAACTATGGGCAGCTAAGTCATTAGCTAAGGTATTTGATTCACTTAAGCTTTCTTACCTACGAACACCTACTGGATTACCTAGTTTTACAAAAGCTTTTTTAGAGAATCATAGTCACCCAATTGCTCAATTGATTAGAGAAGCAAGAGAGGTAAACAAGACTCACAGTACCTTTATTGATTCTATACTTAAGCATGAGCACAATGGAAGAATACATGCAGAAATAAGGCAACTGAAAGGAGAAACAGGTGGAACTGTTACAGGTCGGTTGTCCATGAGCAATCCAAACTTACAGCAAGTCCCTGCACGTAATAAAGAAATTGGACCACTCATACGTTCCTTGTTCTTACCAGAAGAAGGAGAGCAGTGGTGTTCTGCTGATTTCTCTCAGCAAGAACCTAGAATACTAACTCATTATGCAAGTAGATCTAGATATGATGGAGCAGATGCAATTGCAGACGCCTACCATGAAGGTGATGCAGATTTTCACCAGGAGGTAGCAAACTTAGTAGATATAGATAGAAAGACTGCTAAGACTATTGGTCTTGGTATTATGTATGGAATGGGCAAAGGTAAACTAGCCGATCAGCTAGGCGTAACAGTAGATGAAGCTTCTGAGATCTTACAGAAGTTTAATACCTATGCTCCATTTGTTAGGCAACTAGCTGATTCAGTAATGAGAAGCGCTAATCAGAAAGGGTATATTAAAACTATTCTAGGAAGGCGTTGTCACTTTGATATGTGGGAACCACTTAAATATGGGACTGGAAGGCCCTTAAAACATAAAGAAGCGGTGCATGAATATAATGGCGAGATTAAGAGAGCCTTTGTTTACAAAGCACTTAATAAACTAATTCAAGGGTCAGCAGCAGACATGACCAAACAAGCGATGGTAAATTGCTATAAAGAAGGCTATTTACCTCTTTTACAAGTACACGACGAACTGGTGTTCTCGGTAAAGAGTGAGGAGGATGTTGCAAACATTTGTCGTATTATGGAAGAAGCTGTACCTTTGGATATTCCAAACAAGGTAGATGCCGAACTTGGAAAAAACTGGGGCGACTCTATGGAAACCCCTAAGAAAAATTAGGATATATCCTATGTTATATTGTATAATGAAACCAACAGGAGTAATCAATGGACACTACTAAATGGAAAAGTGTAGCAATAAGAAAAGAAATTGTTGAAACAGCGTCTCAGATTGGAGAACAAACTGAAAGACCTACTAGCAATGTATTTGCTTATGCTATTAAGAGACTGAAAGCAGATCTCGACAGTGGAAGATTAAACGACGTACCCAAGGCATAAGCATGAAGCATAAAATACTATACGAATCTCCGTATGAGTATGGCGTGTTTTCTAGTGAAGATAGAAGGCATGGTAGGTTTTATGATTGTAACGGTCAAAAACTTCCTTCCGTAACTACTGTTTTATCAGGAACCAAAGAAGGAGATTTCCTTAAGAAATGGATCCAAAAAGTAGGTGAGGAGGAAGCGGAGCGTATAAGAATAGAAGCTGCGACAAGAGGAACATACATGCACGACCTCCTGGAGCGCCAACTTAGAGACGGAAATATCTGGGACTACAAGCCAGAAAATGCTCAACAGAAAAGAGCTTATAAAATGGCCTGTACGATTATGGACGAAGGGTTCCCTAACATATCTCAAGTTTATGGCTGTGAAATATCACTTTTCTATCCAGATAAATATGCTGGTAAGGCTGATGTTGTTGGAGTACATAATGACGAACTGTCTATTATGGATTTTAAACAAACTAATAGACCTAAACGCAGACAGTGGGTTTGGGATTATTTCCAGCAATTAGCTGCCTATGCTTTAGCTCATAACGAACTCTACGGAACAGACATTAAAAAAGGTGTCATAATGATGTGCTCTGTGGATTGTCTATATCAAGAGTTTATCTTAGAAGGAGATGAATTTAATAGAGCGGCAGATGCTTGGATGGAAAGAGTCGAGAAGTTTAGTCTTCCTCTTCCCATGGACGAGGAGCAGAAGAAAACTTCTTAAGATCATATCCTCCTTCTCTCCTGTTTTTTAATAAATTTTCCCTTCTTCGTATTTCTTTACTCGGCCAGCTCCTAGTTATAGCTTCTGGATCTAGACCTTTCTCTTCTTGTAGTTTTTTAAGTCTTCTTTGACCTGCAAGAAACTTTTTTCTAATATCTTTGTGTGGTATGTACGGAGTAAATTTTCCTTTCATTATGGAACTGGTAAAGTTAGAAGGTACACCTGTACCTTTATCAAATCTTTCGTTTAATTGTTTTCTTATTTCTCTATCACTAAGTTTTAACAATCTCATTGATTCAATCTGAAAATATAACTGTTGTTGACCTCTCCACCAAATATCTTGTGCTTCGGACCATGCCTGTAAAATATCTTCTTCGGATATAGCCTCTCCCGTATAAGCATATCTTCGTAGTCTTTCTTCTACAAATTGCTCAAGATACTTTTTATAGTCATGCACAATAAATCCAAGGCTTTGTTTTGGATCTATCTTTGAGGTAGATAAACCAAAAAGCCTTGCTTGTGCTTTCAGCCAATCTACATCGTTAAAATATTTATCATATCTTTCATCGCCCTCTTGCATAGCTCTATAAACATCCCTGAATTGAGACACCATACCTGGTCCTGCATTATCTATAGCATGATCCCACATTTCAATCAAAGATTCCCCCCACGGAGCTTTTGGATTATAGATTGGTTTGCCTGTGTCTAAATCTTGATTCTGTAGTATCTCTAATTGTGTTTTTGCAGAAATCGATATTCCTGTGTATGAGGTAAGGTATTCGTCCAACCAATCTACGAAACCCTTCACAACACTTTTTGGAATAGAGTCTCCTGTGTACTCTCCTTCTCTTATACTATTTTGCACGCTTTTTTGCACGCTTGCTAATCCGTCATAAGGCATTAGCCAAGTTAAGTCTATAAAATCAAATCCAGTGCCATCCTCTCTCACTTTAGAGACAGGCATCTTTCTACTATTCCTTGCATACTCTGGTCCCACTTCTGATGCAGCTTCTAATTCTTCATCCTCTACGTCAAATGCCCATTGTCCTATGGCTTCTAATATAGCGCCTGACCCAACTATCATACCTGCTCCTAAGACGGACTTTTTAACCCCGTTTGCCATTAAAGGTCGTTGCCCAGTAGGAAGACCCATAGCTGTTGTTCCATCTTCAGATTTATAAACCATTCTTTGTTTTTGAAGATTACCTTCTTCCATAAGGCTATCGGGTATTTTGTAGAAAAGCTGTTTGGCTGAAATTTGTGCAATATTCCCAGCATTACGCAGTATTTCTGTAGGGAAAGCAATAAAATTACCTATAGGGAATTGCCTTACTAGCTGTGCAAATTTACCAACATAATCATAATTAGGTATTTGCATACGTACATGATAGGCAGCTACTTGATCTATATAGTCCTCTAGAGTGGTGGTACTTTTTAGGGTAGCAGCAAGATTTGAGGTATGATTTTTTCCTAACTTTGTAGTTAACTTACTTGCATAATCTTGTAGGACTTTTAGTTTGATGTCATCACTAACTGATGCTTGATTAGGATTATCTATAATGTCTTGCTCTAGGGCTTCAATTTCCTGTTGTATCTCATTTATCCTAAAGTTATCTCCTCTATTTACTTCTAAAGCTTGTGTTAGTTCATCAATACGTTCTTGACGATTGTCATTTGCCACAAGATTATCTAACATTTTTCTAAGTTGCCTTCTATCCGCAGAAAAAGCTGCTATCTTCCAAAAATCATCTGCTGCTGCATAGGTAGCTTTTGCTCCTCTTATCGTGCTACCAAGTGTTTTATCTACTACTTTACCTGGAGCAGTATTTTTTATAGCTTGAAGGTTGTGACTTAGTTGCGCTATGGTTGTGTTTCTACCTCCATCACTAATCTTTGCAAATAGGTCTGCTGCATCATTAAGAGTAACGCTTGTATTTACAATACCAAGTCTTTGCATCTTTTGGTAAAGACGTTTTGCTTCCTTACCTTCTGGAGTTAACACACCATCCTTATATGATATATGTCCAAATATATCATGTTTAACGATTTCAACAGCGTCTTGTAAACCATCTTTGCTTGTATAACCAGCTCCAACAAACATCATACCAGCTCCATAAAAGTTTCTAGCCTGTGTTGCAGGGCTCAAAACTATCATACCCATTTGAACTGCACTTTTTGGTAATAAAATTATCGAATCATATATATTAAAAAATGTGGTTCTAACACTGTTAGGATCATTAGATTCTATTCCTAGAACTTCCGCTATCTCTTTAGTAGTGTACATATCACTTAACGGATTAAACTCATCACTTTCTATTTTATATTGGTAAGGTCCAACGGGTTTTGGAGTAAATAACATTTGACCTGGACCCTCATTAAGTTCACGAACATCCTGGTAAAAAGAAGCCTTCTCAACAAGTTTAGCTAAACGAGATAATGAAGTAATTGCCACCTGATCGGGTTCGGAGATCTCTCCCATTAACTTTCTAAGTGGTCTAGGTATATTTGCGCGTGTTTCTAGAATTCTTCCAGGACTCTCTAATTTAAGTGTTTCCTCTGTGGTTGTTAGAATGCCAGGTAATCTAGCAAGATCTCTAGTGCTTTCAAAATTTTCTAATTTTAATAATTCATCAACATATCTTCTCGCTTTTCCCCTGGTATAATTAGGCTTGTTTTTATTAATAGCATAGACGGAAGCTACTGCATGCTCATAAAATTGTTGTGCTTCTTTACTTCTTAACCATTTTTTTGAGAATCTAGGATTCCAACCCAAACCAGGTTCAAATAAAGCAAAGGCTCTAGTTACATATCTATTTATTCCTTCTTCTAATGTTTTCTTGTGTTCCTCAGTTACTATATCTGATTCGTATTCCGTCATAACACGCTTGGTTAGTGCGTCTATGCTTGTACGTATAGCCATTAAAGGCTTTTGCATAGTTTCTGGAATTTGCTCTAGAGCTACTTCTGTTTTTTGCTTACCCGCTAATGCCCACTCTAGTTCATTAATATGCTCCGTTATCTCGCGTCTGGCCCCATCATTTGTTTCTCGTCTTAATTCTCCTTGTAGAGATGAAACAAACTCTGTCATCAATTTACGTTGTTCCTTGTCTAAAGGCAAATGCGTACCAGTTTTTCTTAAAAAAGCCATTCCAAGACGATCAGCTGTTTCTTTGTCTGGAATAGCTCCTTCTTTCACAGCTTGTGCTACAGCTTTTTCATATGTGTAAGCAAGATTAGAAGCTTCTTTTTCCATAGCTCTTACGTTACCAATATATTCTCTTCGACGTCGGCCTAGGTCTAACCCTGTTTGGCCATAAGGCCTAAACCAATTATTAAGCGCTCCTATTGCTTTACTCATTCCATCACTTTGCATTTGAGGAAAAGTGCCTAGTGGCATTTCAATACTTGCGATTTGAGCCTCATGTCCATATTCTATGTTTTCATTTATTTTTACTATGGGTAGATTGGCAAGCTCATACTGGTCCACATATTCTTGGGCTCTAGGATCTCGCTGTTCTTTAGACACTACTAACCTACTTCCGTATGTAACACCACCTAAATTAGGTCCTACATTCACTGTAACGCCACCTTCTCTTTCAAATCCAATTTCAATGGGTTTTTTACTATCTCTTGAAAACAAATTAATAATTCCACTTCGCGCATTTCCATCTTGTCTTAGTGTTCGTTGGATTAATGGATTATCTATGTCGCCAGGTTCAACTGGTATATCTATACTACGATCATCTCCTATGTTTCTAAACTTTTCTTGACTTAGTTCCCAGATTGCATGAGCTTGAGCTATTTCTTCAGCTATAGCTTGATTTGATAGTTTATTCATAGAAGGTCTTCCAAATTCTTGGCCAGTTTCAAGACTTGGAATTTTTAAAGCAAGATCAATTAATTGCTCACGTGTAAATTTATTAACTAGGTCGCTTGCATATCTTTCCATTCCTTTTTTATCTAATTTGGAAGGTCTTTTGAAATTATTAATTATCCTATTAGTTTCAGACATAGCTAAAGCCATTCTAGAACTATCTCCTAGAGGATCATTTTGTGCATCAAAACTATATACACCTTGATTCGATGCCCACTCCGTATAAGCTTCTGGCGAACCAAAGGATTCATCAAGATAATTAGTTAATTCATCTGGGGACATATTATTAAATCTTTCTTTCTGTTCTCTTTTTATTTTAGGCTCGTAAATAACAGAACCAAGCACCTCTGCTTGTTGTTCTTCAATTATGTCGCGCATTGCGTCTTGTCTAATAAACCCTTCTAATTTTTTACGAACATCAGATCTATTTTCAGTAGGAAGAATATTTACTTCGTGTCCTTGCTCGGTAATTAAGTCTCTCAATTCATCAATGTCTAGTTCACTTAAATCTCCAAGCTCATCAATACGTCTTTGTGTTTCCTCTGCAATTTGCTCGTCTTGTTCGTCTATAATTGCTTCCTGGTTGATACCAGCATATGTTTCTGCTGTTGCTTGAACTGGGGCAGCAACACCAAAGCCTATTATTCCTTCTCCTACCGCTTGCCTAGGATCTACTTGAACTCCCTCCTCTGTGAGTATAGTAGAACCAGTTTGCTCTAAAATGGACTGCGTTCCCTCTGTAATGCCTTCTCTACCACCAGCAACGGCTGTCCTAAAAAATTTGTTTAAAACCTGTGCGCCAACGTTAGCTGGGGCGTCAATAACATCTCCTAGCTTTTTAACACCAATAGCATTAAGTGCTCCCATAGCTGCTGCAGTAGTAGTTGCGATTGCCCAATCTTCTGCACTTATTTCGTTTCCTGGTCCTCCAGCTCTTTCCTGTGCAATTGGACCAACAACTTGTATAAACTCAAATAAAGCGGGACCCGCTAATCCTCCAACTAACGCTCCCAATGGATTCTTAGTTACTGCACTCCCCACTGCCGCTCCCCCAACTCTAGTTGCTAAAGAGCCTGCTAACTGGCCAGCTTGTTCTAATATAGCTCTAGGTAAATAGCTCCATTGGAAGGAAGGATCTTGTTCTTCCATAAACTTTTTATTTGCTTCTGCATAGTTTTCGGGATAAGTTGTGAGGTCTCTTAACCACTTACCTACACCTTTTGCGCCCATTATTTCTAATGAACGTCCCATGTTTTCAAAAGGCTGGTCAGCAGCGTATTGAAAAGGCGCATGCCATTCCCAATCTTCTTCTACTGGTTCTTCTACTGGTTCTTCTACTGGTTCTTCTGTAATAGGTGGAGATGTATCTAATTGCTCATCTAGTTGCCACGCATCTTCTCCCAATATTCTGCGTAGTTCTTCTTCGGAAATTGACATAACATTTTATTAAGGAACTAGCCCGCCTCCGCCTTGTCCCAGGCCTCTTTTATTTTTTTAGCTAATTCATCTGGTAGTAAGTTTGCGTATTCTTTGTCATTTCTCTTTATGTTAAAAAACTTGACAAAATCAACTGTAACTTCCACTTCTTTCCCGCTTTCTAGCTTCTGCTTTGTCTTCTTTTTCCCACTATATGCAGGTAGAGGTGGCACCAGTTCCGCTGTCACCATATCATATACACTCTGGTACATAGGATATTTAACAAACCCTTCGTCGAATCTGCCTGCGTTTACCTTCTCTCGTTCTGTCCACATCTTTATTGGATCTACAAATTCCTCGTCTTTACTTAGTCCAGCAAATCTATTTCGAAAGTCTGCTGTGAAATCTAGTGCCTGACCCGCTCTGCTACTACCGCTTGATAGTAAAGCTCTTTCTGTAGCTATTTGGTCTGCTAGAACTTTATCCATGGCTTTTGCTTCTGCTAGTTTTCCTGCTCTCTTAGCTGCTCCATAATGTAATGCTCTAGGAAGATAAGAGGAATAACTACCACTCGCTGCTTCTCCTATCTCCTTAGCTAACTTCTCTCTTCTCTTAAGAAGATTATCTAAACGTTCAGTTGATACTTCTGGGGCTTTTTGACTGTTCCTTATGCTTTGAAGAAGTAACTGGCTTTTTAAGATTTTCTTTTGGTCGGGAGTTAGTCCATCCCATTTCTCTCTTGACCAACCTATCAGTTGTAACTCAGGGTCAGTAATTGTAACCAGTCCTCCATCCTCAAAGCCAGGTATTTCCGATACGCTATCTGGATTGGTCATTGCCATTATTTCTTGTAAAAATTCATCCGTAAGTAATTGTTCTTCTGGGCGACTTTCTTCTACACCATGCTTTTCTTTTAGCAGTTTAAGTTCACTTGCGTAGGCAATATTCATTTTTTTCAAATATTCTCCCAAGTCCTTGGTCCCTGAGCTAGAAACATAGAACCTAATATCATCTAAAAATGCGTTCTTTAACATCATCATCTCTGACTGGAAATCACTAGCTTCTTCCATTGGGGAAGGTTCTTCTTTAATAGAAATGGTTTCTGTTTCTTCGACCACTGCTCCTGGAGGATTTACTGCACCTGACATCATATTTAAGGCTTGATTAATATCTTGATCTCCTTCTTCAAATAAATCTAATGGAACAATCCCACCTGTTTGCATTTTCGGTACAGGTGCTTGATTTATTTGTGCTAAAGCTTCATGTAGTGTTATTGTGCCCTGTGCAAATTGTTTAATTATGTCATCAGAAAGTGTTCCACCTCTTTTCTCAACCATTCCTCTTAAAATCATGCCACGTGCTTCTACAGGACTAATACCCATTTTAGCTGCTAATGCAGCAACTCGGTCATTGATAGACGGAGGTACAGGTCCTCCCTCTTGATACCCTGGTAAAGGTACAGGTCCTCCGCCTCGCATATTTATAGGAGATAGACCAGACACGATTCCGTGTTCACGGTCGGAGAACATTTGCCTTGTTTTCCAGTTCATTACATCCATCCTGGGAGCTGGGCTCCAAAAATACTTGCTAAAGCTTTCATAGGATTAAAATCACTTGAAGTAGGGTTAAAAGTAGTTTGCGAAAACGTATTAGGTAACATGCCAAGCATGCTTTGTAATCCCGCCATACGTTGCCATGGTTCCTGTGCCATTTGTCGAGCAGCATCATACTGAGCACCATACATTTGATTCTGTATGTCTCGGCCCATTTGTCCCATTTGATTAAAGGCATTTACTTGATTCATCAAACCTTGCTGGCCTCTCATTCCAAGTTGCCCAAACATTCCTCCCATTTGTCCTAGGCCACCTGCTGCGGTTTGTGCTCCTTGCATAGCTTGTCCAAAGCCTTGAGAACGTAGTCCACCAATACCTTCCATCATGCCACGTCCAAAAGCTCTTTCTCTTTCTTGTTCCATTAACCTTCCACGGGATCCGCCAAAAGCTCCTTGACTAACCTGATTTGCTCTATTTTGCATACTTCTTTGAGCATTCTGTTCTTGCATATCTTGCATAGTTTGTTGTACTACGTCTTGCTCAAACGGATTATAGAATTGTTGTATTCCTTGTGGAGTGTAGTAACCCGCTCCCTGTTGCATCATTTGACCACCTTGTTGAATGTAAGGAGTAAACCCACCAAGGCCTCCTGCTAATTCTCTGGCTCTCATTTCATAAGGGTCAAAACCAGCATACTGTCTTACTGGAACAGGCATTGGAGTGCCTGCTAGACCAAAGGCAGATTCTAAGAATCCACGCCTCATAGCCTCAACCCAAGGCTGTTCCCAACGCGTTTGGGTTGTTGCTGGTGGTGGGTTATTATATGATTGTTCCATTATGACATCCTCTCTGCTTCTTTCATTAGTTTATATAAATTCTGTGCTCCGATATTCTGGGTAGCTTTTCTTGTCATTACAAATTCGCCTGGCTCTAGTTTTGCTAAAGTAATATCTCCTGGTCCTTCACTTGATAAACTAGCTATTCCTCCATGTTTCATTCCAGGAGGAGCCTGATCGGGAGGAGCCTGATTAGCATACCCTACACCAGGCATTAAAGCTGGTTGTAGGTTAAAAATTCTATAGTCTGGTACATTCTCTGGAGTTACATTTCCATGAGCAAACGCCTGTTGCCCTATAGGTACGTATTCGGCCTTCTTATGCTTATCGTTTAGATATCTGAGTAAAAGTAGTTGTCCAAGTGGAGATTCTCCAAATCCTCCTAAAAGTCCTCCTATTCCACCCAGAAGACCAGTGCCTCCTGCTCCCGCAGTACCAGGGCTTCCTAATAATGAACCTAAAAACCCACCCCATTTATTTGCACTATCACCACTGTCGCTACCTAAGAAAAAGTCCTTAAGCCTTGGCCCTATTCCTAACCCAAACATTCCTTTATCTTCTGCTGGTTGATTAGCTTGTTGATTAGCTGAGGCCATGCTATTCCAAAGATCCCAAGGCTGTTCAGAATCTCCAAATCCATATTGATCTAGAGAACTTAAAATTCCATAAGGATCATCTTGCGCCGAACCTGTGTCGTAGCTCCAACTATCAAATAGATCAGACATCCAAGAATCGTCTCCAGGATCAAAACTTTGATCGTAGCTCCAATCTGATGGGTCAAATAGGTCAGACATCCAAGACTCATCTTCCATTAAAGAGCCTAGTCCAGCAGTAAGACCATAAGGATCATCTTGGTCCGAACCTGCGTCGTACCCCCAATCATCAAAATTAGGTACTTCCCATTCTTCCCACCAATTACTTTCTGCCATTACTATCTCCTACTTTTCTTTCTCTTCTCCGCCATGTGATGCACCAAAATAAAAGGAAATAACCGCAGAGGCTAGTCCACCTAAATAACCAAGAACAAGATTAATTAAAGCTTCGCTATTTTGTTCTGGTGGCTGAAGAGTGACTAAGAATATATATCCTAAAAATCCTCCCAATGTAGCGATACCCATAATTCTAGTGGTCCAGTCTTTACTAAACCTAGTTCTGGCATCTTGTTTGTCTGCTGTTTCTAGTGCATATATGTCTAGATCAAGCTCCTTCATCTTTATTTCAAAGTCGGCTTCTACTTTCTTTATTTCTGCTAATTGCTCAGGTGTTGCTTGTTGCATAGCCTGTTGAATCTTTTTTGGTTCTGGCGAACAGCCAAGCACTTCGGCTATCATATTCGCTGCTGCACCTCCCATTGGTCCACCTAACGCAGAACCCAATGTAGGAGCTACCGCACCAACTAAATTCTTAATCATTCCGAACTTCATTATGGTCTCCTAAGATTCTTTTTATAATTTGATACTTTACCATTTTTCATGGGCTTTTGTCTTATTTTCCTGACTCTTTTCATGCGTTAACCACCTTATCTTTAAGTCTTTGGGCTCGATTTCCTACTTGTGTAGCCCATTTACTATCTAGCATTTCTTCTCCAGCTTTACTCCAATCCTCCTCTTGCATAGCTGCTAGAAACTTTACAAACTTACTGAGTCTCGGATAACCTAAGTTAAAACACATATTGGCCATTACCCTTTGACGCTCATCATCTAAATTACGCCACCAAGACATATTTCTATCTAATTCAGAACAAACTATATCTATGTCTTTATTCAGATACTCTTTTACTTTATCTTCTGATACAGGGGTACCAACTGGTAGTCCAAACTCTTCATCTCCTTCAACAATTAAGTGACCAACACCTAAAGTGGCATAGCCTAAATGATCGTGATAGACCTCAGTTTTAAGTCCTTCGTCCCTGATTAATTCGTCTATTAACTTTTCTCTATCCATCATAGTGATACCGTTATTGCTCCATTGGTTATAACACTCAAAGAACCAACATTTCCTGTCGCTTCTACTCCTACCTCTGTTCTTGTTGATATATCTTGCCATTTTCCTCCAATATATACTTGTAATACTTGTTTACTGGTATTCCAAACTACATCTCCAGCATTGTGTATGGTTTCGTCTAAAGTGCTATCGTTATATTGAGGAGTTGCTGTAGGATCAAAACGCCCTAGGTTCACTTCTAAAATACGCACTAAACGATTATATATACCTGGATCTACTTCACTAATGGCGACAGGTAAACGTGTTTCTAACAACTTAGCCATTATCTTCTACCATTTGGTTTTAGCTCTAAACGAGTTGCACCCAAGCGCCAACCAACTCCATTTCTATTAGCTGTATTATTGTCGTCATCTGACTCTACTCTAAAAGCTATTTGTCTTGCTCTAACACGCGTATCTAATTTTTGAGTAGAGCTAGTAACTGTTTGTGTTGTGTCAGTAGCTAAGCTATCTCCAGGATAATCTCTAGATTTTAGGACAAAATTAATGGTTTGGTCTGTCCCACCACTTCCTGTAAATTTAACATCTGGTATAACTTTCCTAATAAAGCTAAAGTATTCTCCTTCGTCTATATCAAAATCACTTGATTCAATATACACATTGTCCATTGGAGAGCCATCTGCATCATTACCTGTTTCATGCTTATATAGATATTGGGTAGAACTAGCCTCACCAGTTGCTCTTGGGTAAGAAGTAATTCCTTCATCTAGCCATGCGTAGCGAGTAAGTTGTCCAATACTCCAACTTTGCTCTAAATAATTGTAGGTCACATATCTGTCTATTTCTGTACTGGAACTTGAACAGTAATACCATCCAACTTCGTTAAACTGTTTATTTACAAAGCCAAATACTTTATAAGCCTGTCCTTCATTAAAGTCGCTGAAAACATAGTAATGTACGCTACAAGGCACAGGTGATACAGCACCATCATAAGTATAAAATCCTTTTCGATCCATCCAGAACACTCCACGTGGAGTATTGACTGGGGATTTTGGACTTATTGAGCCTACACCCATATTAATTAAATTGATTCCAAAAGTATAAGGAGGACCAACATATTGCATGGAATACATAGAAATATCTGTCCAAATCAAAACTTCTTCCCTTGCGCTTATCCCAGCTACAATCTCTGAACCAGAAGAAATTCTAAGAGATCCCGCTGAATTAGTAGCTTTAGGCTCCCATTCTGTAGCGCTTTCTTGGTCACTCCAACTAATAAGCATAGGGTCCAAACTACCTGTTCTACTGCTATTTACAATTGGATCCGCTCCTAAACAAATAACATGTCTATCTTTCTCCGACACAAGAGCTTGTAGCGTCTTAGTAGGAGGGAGATTAGCGCCACTTAAATCTGATAAAGAAGAAGCTCTCGTATTGGTACCAGCTGACTGATCCCAATAATATATATCTCCTAAACGAACTGAAGAAATTAGATCTTCTCCAAAATTAGCCATGTTCCAGAGACGCAATTGAGTAGTATCATCTAATGAGCCAGCGCTTCCAAAACCACCGTTTCCCCAACCAAGAAGCCCCCAACCAGTACCTTCTACATAAGTATCTAGTCCTACATTAATTTGATAAGCTCCTACAACCGAAGAACCTCCATTACCGCTATCACTACTGTTTGCTGTGACTGTAGCTCCAGCAGTATCTTTTGCTTCAATGGTGTAGCTATTTGCATTAACAATTGTAGCTATTTGATACTCTTGATTAAGAACATTGGCTGTGATATTTCCACCTAAAGTAGCAGCGCCACTAAAAGTAACAAAATCATTCTTAACTGCCCCGTGTGCTGTGTCTGCAACAGTTATTGTTGCATCCCCATTAGTAGCAGAAAATGTAACATCTCCCGCTGATGTTGTTGCCCTTAAAGGAGTTATATCGTGAAAAGTATTTCCAAGTTCAACATACTGTTTAAATGTTGTTCCTACGCCTAAATACCTAGTTCCAGCTAGATTAATCCAACCATATAGAGTTCTTCCAGTTCCTAAATAAGTATCGGAGGTAGCTTTTTCCCAACCCCCAATCTTTTCTGGTAAACCGTTACGAAATCTAACTAAATTAGCGTCATACCATCCGCCTTCGTTACTATAGTCAGTACCTTCACGATTTATTCCTGGTTTGAATATATACTTGGCGTAGGGCATCTCTCATCACTTCTTGAAATTTAAAGCTAGAAAATCAATTGCTTTTTTAATTTTTGATACAAAAGCATCATCTTTAGTATTTTTAGTATGAGGAGCAATTGCTGAGATAACCGAAGCCACAGCAATAATCCATACTATTACATTTATTATTGTCCAAATCATTTTAAAACACCTGTCCTGATAAAATTGTCGCCATTCCCACTACCAATGAGATTAGCGTAGTTAATATTAATAATTCTAAACGCTTGATGCGATAGATAGTTTCACGCCATCTCTCAGCACAAACTGCTTCATGCTTATCGAGATCTGCCGCTACTTCCATGGTAGTTTTTCTAGGCATCTTCCGTACCGTTTAATTTAGAATCCTCTTCCAAATCCTCTTCCTCTTTTAGTTCACCATTGGTTAAAGAGGTTTCAGATAATGAAACCTGGTAAGCACTTAATGCAGTTACTCTTATATCTAATTGATATTGAATATTAAGAAGTTGACTTCTAAATGACTCTATTTCTTGTTGCAGATTTAACATATAGACATCTCTAAGCTCTAAATTAGGCTCAGTTTCCTCAACTATATTCTCTTGTTCTATCATATTTACTCCTATGATTTTTTTTCTACTATATCAAAACAGTTCAAGTTTCCAGCAACTGTTCTTCTTTCACCCTCTCCAAAGAAAGGATATACCATGTGCTGTAATCCAGAAGGAAACATATATTGCATGCCTATTTCTGGCTTAACAACACAACTTTGTGGTGGAAATAATCGCTCTGAATCTAACAAACTATTTTTACCATAATTGAAGGCCAAACATCCGTCAGAATGACCAGAGTCATTATATAAACTATACTCTGGAGTCCCAGACGTAGGCTGTTCTAGTATCTGTTTAGGAACTTTTGTCCAAGTTGTACAAGAAATACCCATAACAGTTTTCGTGCCATGATCGTGTATAGGATTATAGTCTCCTTCAAAGCTATGAACTGACCAAAGTTCGTCCATTTGAACGTGCTTGTCATGTTTAAAGCTACTTCCTGTCATTCTAGAAAAATGATTAATATAAGTAGCTCCTAAGTTAGTTAAATACTCAGAATAGCCTTTTACTCTATCATCTTCATAGGGAGGAATATTTAGTTGCTCACCCTGGTGAATTTGACCTACTAGAGTATTTGCTAAAGACTTTCTCTCTTCATCCTGTAACAATTCATCTAAGTAATCATTAAGACCTTCTACATACTCATCAGGTATTTTAGCTTTAAGCATAAATACCGCGGGCATGGTGTAGATCTCGACTTGATGTTCGTCAGCAATATCTACTTCTGTCATCTTTAACTAGGTACGCTAAATGCTTCGTCAGGTACTGGGTTGCTAACGGGATTAGTAATAACTGAATCCACTTGACTAGCGAATATTGTGTCCCAATGAGAAACAGGACATAGTTTCACTAAATCTGCATTACTATATGTACCTTTTGCTGCTTTAGTAAAGTTAGTTGCTCCTGAATCAGGGTCAACCGCCTCTACGTCTACAGTAAAGGTAGTGCTATAGTAAGTAGCATCACCTTCGCTATCGTTCTCGTATTGCATTTCCAAATGCCATTTTTCCACTTTACTGGATTTGACATAAGGAACGGTTTTTACAAGTTTTTTGCTTACTGCCATTTTTTACTCCTTATTAAGTTTACTTTCTAATTCTTCGACTTTTGCCGAAAGTTCTTGCACTGCTTTAACCATCATTGGCATTAAATTACCAAAGGCTATTTGCTGTGTTCCATCTGGGTCTTCGCTCCAAATATTATTACCGTCTGCGATTTCATCAGAATGTTTGTCTATTATAGCCTTTACTTCTTGAGCTACAAAACCATGATTAACTTTTCCAAAACCTTTACATGGCTCCTCTGAATCAGCTTCATATTGAGACATATCTTCTGGAACATCTTTCTTAGCTTTCCATTTATATGTAACAGGCCTTAACTCGTTTATAAAAGATAATCCTGCAGTTGAATCTTTTATGTTATCTTTTAATCGTTCATCTGAAGCTGCTGCCCATGAAGTATCAGATCCGTCTATGCTTAAAGTAGCTGAATTAGTTGATTGTCCAAAACGTACTGTATTTGCTCCACCAGCACTAAAATTATATCCAATAGCTATTTCATTACTTACTGTCGCTCCACTACCTCTAACAGCAGAACCTATGCACACATTATAATTTCCTGTAGTCATTGATACAGTGTTATAACCCGCCTGATACCCGATCAGGGTATTTTCTCCGCCTGTACTAACACTTTTACCTGTGTCTATTCCTACAGCTACATTATTACTTCCTGCTGCTACTACGAGCGCTTCACTTCCTACAGCTGTATTTCCTGCTCCTGTTGTTACGTCTCTTAGTGCTTCTGAACCAAAGGCTGTATTGTCGCTGCCTGTTGTTATATTAGTTCCCGCTAAATACCCTACAGCCGTAGTATATGCAGCAGTAGTTACTGCTTCACCTGCATCTTTACCTACAGCCACGTTTCCACTACCTGAAGTATTTGCTGTTAAAGCATTATGACCTACGGCTGTATTAGATGAGGCAGTTGTAACTGTAGCTAGAGCATTTGTTCCAACCGCAACATTAACTGTTCCTGTGGTGTTTGCTGTTAAAGCACTTGAACCTACTGCAACATTATTATCAGCAGTTGAATTAGCATTTAAAGCTAAATAACCAACAGCTACGTTATATTCTCCTTCCGTGTTGGCAGACATAACTGTATTACCAATAGCCGTATTATAATCAGCAGTTGTATTTGCTGCCATAGCATCTTTACCTATTGCTACGTTAGCGCCTCCTGTAGTATTTGCAGTTAGAGCACTTTTAC